GTTATGGTACAGATAAAGCTATTTTTGGATATGGCTATTCTGGAGCCCCTTCATATAGTCAATTATCAATGTCTAACCTAGTATCAAATTCCGGAGTAGTAGCATCTGATACTACAGGTGTAGGTACCCCAAGAAGCACTATATCAGCCGCAACTTATGGAACAGATAAAGCTATATTTGGATACGCATATGCAGATGGCGGAGTCACTACGGTAACGAATTTGGTATCAAATACAGGAGTTATTGGTAATAATGTTACTGGTGTTGGTACAGCTAGAAGTGACGGTTCCGCTACAGGATATGGTTCAAGTGGTCAAGCTATATTTGGATTCGGTTACTATACAACAAGTCCGTATAAAACATCAATAACCAACAAAGTATCAAATACGGGTGTAGTTGCTAATGATACTGCAGGGGTAGGTACTGTTAGACTAGCACTATCGGCGGCAACTTATGGCACTGATAAGGCTATTTTTGGATATGGAGCTCCGGTTTCAGGTGTTACTTCAATAACCAATCTAGTATCAAATACAGGTGTAGTATCTACTGACACTGTGGGTGTAGGTACTGCTAGACAGGAATTAGCAGCCGCAAGATACGGGACTGATACAGCTATATTTGGATACGGGAACGCTAGTGGAACTTTAGGTATAACAAATATAACTAATCTAGTATCTAATACAGGGGTAGTGACAACGGATACTACGGGAGTAGGTACTAGTAGATTCCAACTTGCAGCCTCAAATTACGGACCGTAATCTTACGACCCTACAAAACAAAGGCTCTACGGAGCCTTTTTTGTTATCTATAATTTCCTGATAAATACAATATCAGGAAACTAACATGACTATATCTGCAACAGCAAACCCGCTTTCTACACCATCTGGACTAACACTAGATGAATTGAAACAGGGATTATTTCAAAACCTTCGTTATCGTTTAGGTGATGGCATCATCGACCTTGAGTTAGATCCTCAACATTACGAAGCGGCATATAACTACGCAATTAAAGTATATCGTCAAAGAGCACAAAATGCTACTGCTGAATCATATACATTAATGACTATCGTAAAAAACGTTGATGTTTATACACTTCCACAAGAGTTTATCAATGTTCGTTGTATCTATCGTAGAACAATCGGATTAGAAACTGGTCCAAGTTCTAGTAGTTTTGATCCATTCAGTTCAGCTATATTAAACACATATCTATTAAACTATAACTATGCAGGTGGTATGGCAACATATGACTTCTATGCTGGTTATGTAGAACTAGCCGCACGTATGTTCGGTGGTTATGTTATCTACACATTTGATCCAGTTACAAAAGTTATACGTATTGTTCGTGATCCAAAAGGTAGTGGTGAGCGTGTATTAATTTGGGCTGATGTACAACGACCAGAAGAAGTATTATTACAAGATCCGGGTGCTGGTGTATGGATTGGTGACTTTATATTAGCTAATCTTAAACTAATCATTGGTGAAGCACGTGAGAAGTTTGGTACTATTGCAGGTCCAGGTGGTGGCACAACATTAAACGGTACAGCTATGAAAGCTGAAGGTAAAGCCGCAATGGAACAACTATACGATGAACTAAAACGTTATGTAGATTACAGTCAGCCATTAACTTGGGTACAAGGTTAAATGAGAGCAACAGAGTTTATTGTTGAAGGTTTGGCGGAAGGCCTTGAACACGCAGATAAACTATCAGGACTAGTGGACTTGCCTGTATTTCCTTCTTCTACCAATCCTGGTGGCACTGCTAAGGTAGTTAATACCGGTGACAGAATCATGGCAGTATTGAATGTTCGTGGTGTTAACATTCCTTATTATATTAGTACCGGTGGTGGTGGTAAGGCTTCGGTCCCAACAGGTAAGTGGTACCCTATATTTGGTCGACACTCTTCCGGTTGGTTGAACAAGGGCGGTGAAGATTCAATTAACAAATCTTACGGCAGTAGCGCATTAGCACTTGGTTCATCTAGACTAAACAACATGTTAGGCGATTTATCTAGCATGGAATCCCAAATACCTTTTATGAAAAAGTCCGGCGATGCAATCATCAATAGAGATTTACAGCCAATGAGCTATGCTGAGGTTAGTGCAAACCCGGACGAATTCAAAAAACGTGTTAATTCATTTCTTGCTAAACTTGGTTCTCCGCCGTTCTATAAAGTAAACGCAACAGAAACGCAAGGTGTGGCGGAAGGTGCAACGGTTACACGAATTGATAGTAAACCTATCACGGATTTTGGGTCTAGTCTTAAAGCATACAAGCACACAGATGATTGGAGCCAAAGTGGTGTAGACACAGGTGACGATAGTTATTGGAAGAATAAAAATCTTAAAACTAATACCACTAAAGGATTGTTTGCTGGTGATCCAAAGAGAACAGCATTATACGCAACTGGCAACGCACACGAAACACGCTATGTAGAGTTTACCCAAAACGGTCAACCCATTGTTTATTTTGACCGCAAAGATTTGCCAGCAATGCGTAGTCGTAAAACTTACTTAACTGTTTTTGATGCTAGCGATTTCAGACAATTACCAACAGGTGAATGGTTTAGTGAAAATCCTAGCAAGCCTATCAAGCAGGTGCCCATTGGTGATCCATTCAAATACATCGCCGATCAAGGGTGGATAGTTCGTATTACTGATGATTTAGATAAAGTATTCAAGCAAGTAAAGAACATGCACAAAGCAGGTAAAATTGCTCAATATGGTGCAGAGGGTATGAATGAAAGTAAGCAAGGTGTGGCGGAAGATAATTAACCTAAATCTTTTACTTTACAACATTCCTGTAGTACAATATGTATTACAGGAGTTACCATATGATTATTGGAGTTACGGGTTTAATTGGGTCAGGTAAAGATACGATTGCTGACTATCTTTGCACATTTCACGGATTCAAACGTGTTAGTTTTGCGGCAAGTTTAAAAGACGCTGTGGCAGCCGTCTTTGGTTGGAACAGAGAATACTTAGAAGGTTCAACTAAAACTAGTCGTGCATGGCGAGAACAAAAAGACGAATGGTGGAGTGAACGATTAGGTATGAATATCACACCCCGTTGGGTATTACAATACTGGGGAACAGAAGTATGTCGTAATAACTTTCATACTGATATTTGGGTAGCTAGTGTAGAGAACAAGCTACGCCAAACAGATGAAAACATTGTGATTACAGATTGTCGGTTTGTTAATGAAGTTAATTCTATCAAAAGTGTAGGTGGCATTACGATGCGAGTTAATAGAGGTGAGCGTCCATTATGGTATAGTGCCGCAGTTGATTACAATAATGAACCTGAGGGTAGCGAACAAAGATTAAAAGCTATGGTAGAGTTAGGTAACTATAGTGTTCACGCCAGTGAGTATAGTAGTGTAGGATTGTTGTACGATTATTATATTGACAATAATGGCTCAATAGATGAACTACATAAACAAATCAACTCAGTGGTCAACCTGTAAATCACCTCGACGCCAGGTTACTTCCTTGCGTTTAACAACCTCAATACAGCATAAGCAAACAGTTCGTAAATTAGTAAGAGCAATATTCTCTAGGTTACCGTCAATGTGATATACTGTCATTTGCGCCGGGAACAAACTCTTAAAGCCACATAAATCACATGTGGCTTTTTTCTTGTAGCCACTCTTAGTCCAGTTAGCTTTTCTAGGCTTTAACTTCTTTTTCTTACGACCACATTCATCACATCCACTGCGATAGTGTGTAACACCCTCACGGATGTAATTCACAGCACAGTGATTCTTTCCGCAACTCTTACATATAGGTCTAAGCATCATATATTTAGCAGGAACCTTCGAAGGCACGGTAATACCGTCTTTTTTAATTTTTGTACTAAATAATAGTATGCAATTTAGGTAGTAAACCTCATAATTTTACATAAAGGAAAAATAAAATGGCATTAACTTCTCCTGGCGTACAGGTAACGATTACTGATGAAAGTCAATATTTACCAGCCCCAACAAATTCAGTCCCACTAGTTCTATTAGCAACTGCTCAAAACAAAGCAAACGCTAGTGGCACAGGTGTAGCGGTAGCAACTACGGCTGCTAACGCAAACAAATTATATCAAGTAACAAGTCAACGTGATTTAGTAAACTTATATGGTACCCCGTTCTTCTATACAACGACAAACGGTACACCTATTCAAGGTTACGAACTTAACGAATATGGTTTGTTAGCGGCATATTCATTATTAGGTGTTACTAATCGTTGCTACGTTTTACGTTGTGACATTGATTTAGCAAGTCTAGTAGGTCAAACAGGTCGTCCAACTGGTAATCCAGACAACGGTACATATTGGTTAGATACTACTACAAGTACATGGGGCATCTATGAATTTAATGCAACAACAGGTAGATTTGTATTACAGCAACCTATCGTTATCACTGACACTACTAATTTAGTTGCCGGTGTACCATTGAACAGTATAGGAAATATTGGAGATTACGCAGTAAATGCAATGGCTATCGATGGTGCACCTGTTGCTCCTGATAACAAAACGTATTTTTATAAGACAACAGAAAATATTTGGGCTCCTTTAGGAACAGATGAATGGAGATTGGATATTCCTTGTGTACAAGGTTCAGCGTCTAATCCTTCATTAAGTGTTGGTGATACTTTTAATATTAGCATGAGTGGTTTATATACAGCAACAATTACTGTACCATCAGATGCCACAGTTGAAGGTGTTTCAGGTGCAATTAATGATTTAGGATGGTATTACTTATCATCTAGTGTACGTGATGGTAAATTATGTATATTTTCAAATCAATTATTAGCGTCAGGTCAAGCTTATCTTACACTTTCATCATCTGATGGTGTGTTAGACGATTTGGGTGTCAATGCCGCTAGATATAATCAGCCTCTTGTTAGATATGGGACCAGTGCTCAAATGCCACTATGGACCTCAAGTCAATCTCAACCACAACCAACTGGTGCGGTATGGGTTAAAGTAGGTTCTGCTGGTAACGGATTACAACCTGATATGGCTAAATATAGTTCAGCAACAGCAAGTTGGATTAACAAAACAGTATTACTAGCAACTAGTGATTGGACTATTACTTCAAATTTAGATGCCACCGGTGGCCAAGCAATACCTGCAGGTACTATCTACGCACAATATGCATTTAATAATACTTTATCGACTGCTCCATTGTATATTTGGGAGCGTGCCTCAATTGGTTCTACTACGGTAGTAGGTGATAATACAGAACCAATGTTTAATGCTGGTCCTTATTACATGAATGTGTATGTAAGTGTACCGGGAAGTGCTACTTTAAGTGCTGCCTATAATGTCACTATTCCTGATAATAGTGATGCTACTGATTTTGTAACAGCTTGGGCAGCAGCCGGAATTCCTTATACAATGGCATCAGTAACAACTGAAGGATCTATTCAGTTAGAACATACTGAAGGTGGTGAAATTATATTAGACGACACTGTAAATTCTTCATTCCAAAGTATTGGTGTATCAAATGGTGCCATAGTAGAAGCAGGGTTCGTAATAAATGCACAACCCGGTGTTAAATATGGGCCTATTTGCACTGCTGTGTTCACAACAGCTCCGCAAGCTTCTACATCTGGTTCTGGTTTTGGTGCCGCATTCAGTATTGCATCTGCTCCTGATTCATATGTATTAATAGGCGACGGCGTAACCAGTGGAGGTAGTGGATATGCTTTAGGTGACACTATTACTATTTCTGGTTCAAGTCTAGGTGGTGTAGATAGTATTAATGATTTAACTGTGATAGTTGCTACTATTTCAGGTGGCGGTTCAACTGGCCCAGTTACCGCAGTTACTTATGAGTCTGGTACATCTGATATTGGATATAGAACTCAATTAAGTAATTGGGTTGATTTTTATTATACTAGCAATGATAGTGCTCCTGCAGTTGCTCCTGCTAATAATACAAACTGGTTCTACAGTGTAGTTGACCAAGTTGACATTATGGTACAAAAAGGTGGTGCTTGGATTGGTTATAGAAATACGAACTATGATACAACCGGCGCTCCAGCTTCAAGTGGAACAAACACAACTGATATCAATGGTCCAATTATATCTGCATCAGAGCCAATGACACAAAGTACAGGAGATTCACTATCATATGGTGATTTATGGATAGATACAAGTAATCTAGAAGTATATCCAGTTATCAGTCGTTGGGAATTAGTTGGTGGAGTAGCTCAATGGGTGTTACTCAACAATACAGACCAAGTAAGTTCAACAGGTGTTACATTCTTGGATGCACGTTGGGCAACTAATGGTACTACAAGTCCAGTTGATGATCCTATACCAACAATCAAGAGTTTGTTAACAAGCAACTACTTAGATTTAGATGCTCCTAATCCAGCATTATATCCACAAGGTATGTTGTTGTTTAACACAAGACGTTCAGGTTATAACGTTAAACAATTCCGTGTAAACTACTTTAATAACGCAAGTTTCCCAGATGAAACATTGCCTACTCAAACAGATGCATGGGTAACAGTTAGTGGTAATAAAGCAGACGGTAGCCCATATATGGGTCGTCAAGCACAACGTGCTATGGTTGTTCAATCATTGCGTTCAGCAATTGATACAAACACAGATATACGTGATGAAGATAATTACTTCAACTTAATAGCTACACCTAACTATCCAGAATTACAACCTAACATGGTTGTATTGAATGCAGATCGCGGTGAGACAGGCTATATTATCGGTGATACCCCATTGGGTCTAACTGATAGTGCTACTGACATTCAAGCCTGGGCTAACAATGATGCAGGTGCTGTATCTACAGGTGAAGAAGGTTTAGTTACACGTAATACATATCTAGGTCTATTCTATCCAAGTGGAATTACAAATGATTTGAATGGTAATGAAGTTGTTGTTCCAGCATCACATATGATGTTACGCACATTCTTACGTAATGATAACATTGCTTATCCTTGGTTAGCGGCTGCTGGTACACGTAGAGGTAATATTGACAATGCGTTGAACATTGGTTACTTGGATCGTACTACTGGTGAGTTCCAGCCAATCAAGACACGTTTGGGCATTCGTGATGTGTTATATATTAACTTCATCAATCCTCTAGTATTCTTTACTGGAATCGGATTATTGAATTATGGTAACAAGAATAGCTACAATAGTCAAAGTGCATTGGATAGAACTAATGTTGCACGTTTAGTTAATTACATACGCCGTCAGTTGACATTGGCAGCAAGACCGTTTGTATTTGAACCTAATGATGCATTAACACGCAATCAAATTGCAGGTGTTGTTCAAACATTGATGGTTGATTTGGTAGCTAAACGTGGTATCTATGATTATCTTGTACAGTGTGATGACCAAAACAATACACCAGCAAGAATTGATAGAAACGAATTATGGGTAGACGTTGCAATTGAGCCAGTAAAAGCGGCTGAATTCATCTACATCCCAGTACGTGTTCTAAACACAGGTGAGATACAAGCAACAGCATAAAGAATACCCCGAAAGGGGTATTCAATGTTAAAGATAAATAAAGATACAGGAGATTAAAAAATGGCAACAGCCTCACAATCATTGTTCAACATGACAGTAGCGTCAGACAACGCTGGTGGAAACCAGGGCTTGTTGATGCCCAAATTACAATACCGTTTCAGAGTTAACTTTTTGAGTTTCGGTACTGGAGCAACCATTGAGTTGACTAAGCAAGTAATAGACCTTAACAGACCACAAATCAGTTTTGAAGAAATTACTATACCTATCTACAACTCAACATTGTATTTGGCAGGTAAACATAGTTGGAATGAATTGACAATTAATGTTAGAGATGATGCTCAAGGTAGTGTTTCTAAACTAGTTGGTCAACAAGTACAGAAACAATTAGATATGGTTGAACAAGCATCAGCCGCAACTGGTCAAGATTACAAGTTCCAAACAAACATTGAAATCTTAGACGGTGGTAACGGTACTGCTGTTCCTCAAGTATTAGAAACTTGGGAATGTTACGGTTGCTATCTAAAGACAGCTAACTACGGTGCATTGAACTATGGATCAAACGAAATCGCAACAATTGCATTGACAATTCGCTACGATAACGCTGTTCAGTCTCCATTGACAAGTGGCATTGGTACAAACATCGGTCGAATCTTAGGTGGTTCTACTGTTACTGGTATTGGTTCTGGTCAAGGTTAATTGACTAATAAAAAGGCCTAACAAATGGCAGGATTCTTTCAAAATTTACTTAAAGATACTGCCACTGGTTTCTTTGGAAATGACTACCTACGTGATTATACTCACGCGGCAAAAACATTTAGACCTAATGCATATCAATATGCACCTAAACTTAAGTTTTTATTCCATGTATACTTTGAAATAAATCCAGCTGTTTACGAAGTTGGATTATCCACTGGAACAAACTTTGGATTAGCAGTTAAAACAGTTAAACTACCTTCATATAGTTTTGATACACATACGATGAATCAATATAATCGTAAACGTATTGTTCAAACAAAAATCAAATATGATCCTATAGATATTTCATTCCATGATGACAACGGGAATAGCATACGTAACATGTGGTATAATTATTACACATACTATTACAAAGATGCAAATAAACCAGTCATTACTACAACAGGTCCAGTAGGTCCACAATTACCTACTAACGAACCTCTAAACTTAGCATCAGATTATAATAGTAGAAATTTGTATAATAACTCAATCTATGGAGATGAGGATTGGGGATACATAGGTGATACATCGGCGCCATCACAAACCACAATGAATTCTTCAATAGGAAATAGTAAAATTCCTTTTTTTAAGAACATACAAGTATATGGTTTTAATCAACATAAGTTTGTTTTATACACATTGATAAATCCTATTCTTACAAGATTTAGCCACGATACATATGACTATAGTTCAAGTAATGGTACAATGACAAACACTATGACCATTGATTATGAAACTGTAAAATATGCTGAAGGTGCAGTAGATGGAAAAGCACCAAGCAATACAGTACCTGGATTTGGTACAGATGCAAATTATGATAGAACATTAAGTCCTATCGCACGACTTGGTTCTAATCAAACGATTTTGGGTCAAGGCGGTCTAGTAGATAGTGCAGGTGGTATACTATCTGATTTGTCAAATGGAAATATTTTAGGTGCTGTCAGAACTGCAGGCACTGCATATAATACATTTAAAAATGCAAACTTAAAACAAGTTGCAAAGTCAGATATTACTGGAATACTTACACAAGCAACTCAACAATCATTACCGGGTAGTGTTAGAGGTAACACATTCTATCCAGGTTACGGTGTTACTCCTGCAGGAAAAGTTAGTGCAGGTGCCCCAACAGTTGGGTTAGCAAGTCCACAACAAATAGGACCAAGCAACGCCGGAAGTACTGGTCGTTAAATAATTGTATAAATACTTCTAGGAGATTTATACATGGCTAGAATACTTGACGCACGAACTCAACTTGATTCAACAGTAAGAATATTTGATGACTTTTACGCATTTGACTTAGTAGTCAATGGTAATGAGTATGATATTGTTCATGGGTATTTTGTATCAGTATGTGACACTAAACAAATAGCTGCCAATTTCACTGTAAATTTATTTAGGATCTCCCAACAAACTCAAATATCAGTATTAGATTTATTAAGCTATATACAAGGTCTTAATAACAAATTAGAAATGAATACTGTCATAACATACTATCTTAACAGTTTTAAAAGCAAAACATCATTATACGGTATAGGTACAATTCCACAACCTAATCAACCTGTCGCTAGAAATATTGTTCTATAATGGCTAAGTATGCACAGGGTTTATTCACACCCAAGAACTCAGAAAAATATATAGGTAAGCATACACCTAGGTATCGCAGTGGTTGGGAACTTACATTTATGACATTCTGTGATAGTAACAAAAGCGTATTGTATTGGGCTAGTGAATCATTTAGCGTCCCTTATCGCCATCCATTAACAGGCAAACCAACGATATATATACCTGATTTCTTTGTAGTTTATCAAAACAAATACGGTAAACAAATAGCTGAAGTAGTAGAAATAAAACCCAAAAAACAAAGCTTAATTGAAAGTAAGGTTGCTAGTGCTAAAGACCGTATGGTTGTAGCAATCAATCACGCTAAATGGCAAGCCGCTATGGCTTTCTGTAAACAACAAGGTTACACATTTAGAGTTATAACAGAAGATGACCTTTTTCATCAGGGTAAGGGAAGGTAAATAAATACTTTATGACTAAAAAATTAGAAGAATTATTTGACCTTCCTGAAAACAATGATAGAGGAATCACTATTTCCTTACCTGAAACTATGGAAGAAATAACAACTGACACAGCAGAAGCATTAGATAAAATCGAAGCCGCATTGCCACAAGTTAGGGGACTAGAAGCAAGTGATACCGAGATGGATGAGCTTGCTAGATTAGCAACAGATAGCTATAAAGACCTAATGGATTTAGGTATGCAGGTTGATAGTCGTTTTGCTAGTGAAATCTTTAATAGTGCTAGTAGTTTCTTAGGTCACGCCATTACGTCAAAGACAGCAAAGATTAATAAAAAACTTAAAATGCTTGATTTACAGCTTAAAAAAGCAAGTCTAGATCAAAAAATGGCTGGCAAAGAAGAAGAAATAACTGCTACCCCGTTAGGTGAAGGTAAGAGTTTAGACCGTAATGAGTTGCTTAAGATGTTGGCAACTAAATCGACGGATAAATGATAAATACAGAATACAGGAATAAGAAATGAAAAGCCTAAAAACATACATAACCGAAAGTGTTAAATCTTATAGATACACTATCAAAATTGCCGGTGATGTGGATAAAAACTTCATAGATATGTTTAAGTACAATCTAAACAAGTTTGATCCTATCAGAATTGCTGATCCAGTAAAGACACCAATTCAAAAGGATCCATATGGATTTCCTAATTTGAATAATCAGTCTGTTACTATCATTAAAGCAGATTTTCGCTATCCAGCGACAGAGCCAATGATTCAACAAATCGCACAACTACTAGGTTATCAAGTTGATATGGTTCGTGTAATTACAACTGATTTCAATGACAGTATCAATAGTGAAGCCAATGGTTATGCTAATGAAATAAGTCACAATCCATTATTATTACATACTGAATTAGAAGAACAACCTGGCGCTAAAGAAGCTAGTAAAAATTATGGTGATAGTTATTTAGCTAGCATCAAAGGTCAAATGAAGGATTCAGAGATTGATATTCCTTATGCAGGAACAAAAACACCTGATGCATTCGATCCATTCAAGCCATACTTGGATGACAAAAAGATGGGTGATAGTAGCCCAATGAGTAAAATCAAACGTCCACCGTTGCCAGCAACCGGTGCAAGAGCATCTAAATAAAAGGAATATAAAATGAATTTCAAAAGTTTATTATCACAACTAGACCAGTTGAACGAAGCAGAAACTAAAACAATCAAAACAGGTCGTATTCACAAAGGTGATTACGGTACTGAACATCAGCCAGATATTGAGCGTGATGAGTATGGTCACAGAATACCTAAATCTAAAAAAGATGATAAAAAAGATGACAAGCCTGCCGTTAAAAAAGGTCGTGGTCGTCCTACTAAAGCTACACAAGCTTCAGGTGAAGATAAGAAATATGACTTCAGCGCATTAGGTGTTAAGACAGGAAAAGATGTTAAGTTACCTAAGTATGACAAAAAGAAAAATAAGAAGCATAGAATTAAAGAATATCTTGACCAATTGTATGAACCATTGAATGAAACAGGTATCACTGTTAAGCCAATGCCGGGTGCGAGTCAAATTATTGGGGCAAATGGTAAGCCAATGGGTACTGCTGATGCGGCAACTGCTAATATGATTAAAGCCGCCGATCAAAAAGGTACGCTTAATCTTGGTGGTGAAGAAACAATGGAAGATTCATCTGACGCCGCATCAGATAAAAGAGAAGCATTAGCAAAACAAATTTTTGATCTTACAATGTTAATTCATACTAGCGATAGAATTTATCACTATAACGATCCGGAAGATAACGCATTGTTAACTAAACTAAAAGCAGAATTTGCTCGACTACACCCGGGAGAAGATGCATTTAAGATTGGAAGTGCTATAAAAGATAGAGAATATCAACAGAAACAGAAACAATGGGATCAGGATGATAAAGACGCAGCCAGATCCACTGGTATAATGAAAAAAGCTAAGAACTCACTAGGTGGTATGTATGAAGCCGATGAACCTCCACGTGATGCATTGGCAAGTCCATTAACTATGGAAGCTAAAAAGTCTAAGCCAGACGCTAACAAAAATGGTATCCCTGATTACTCTGAAGATGGTAAGGGTAAAAACGATTTGA